GGACGTCTAGAATGGCTGATTATGGGGTCGATTTAGTTTTAGTTAACAGTTATGCAGATGCTAGAAAAGAATGTTCGATGATTCAGGGGAATGTTGCATCGATGAGTAATCCTTCCAGTGATCCAAACTATCCGAGTGTTTATGAATTTGGATATGGGACTCCAGGAGGTTTGAGAGGGATTAATTGCCGTCACATTCTTTATCCATTTGTTGAAGGACTGAATACGAACAATCAACTACAATATGATGCTGAACAAGCCTATGCGCGTGGAAAAGTCGTTCAGAAGCAACGTCAGTTAGAAAGAGAAGTTCGCAAGGCAAAGCGTTCTCTTTCATTAGCGGAAGAAATCGGAGATGAGGAAACGATCCAACGATATTCGAAGTTAGTTAGGAACAGACAGGCTAATGTACGTGAGTTTGTTGCTGAGAATGAGCTTGTAAGACGTTATGACAAGGAAAGAGTAATTCGTTAAAAAGGTGGTGGTGAACTTGCGTTTCTTTAAGTCAAATTCGAAAAAGGGTTGGTGATCCATATCTCCGAGTTATCGGTAAAATAACAAATCGTCTTTGAGCACTAGACGTTAAACAGGCTTTTTTATATTACCTATCGTGTCGTTACACGTTAAAAACGAATTAGGAGGAAATTACAATGAAAAAAGAAGATTTAGTTGCATTAGGTTTAACACCAGAGCAGGCAGATAGTGTTATCACAGGTTTTGGTACGATGGTTCCTAAAAGTCGATTGGACGAAAAGATTCAAGAAGCTAAGGACTATAAATCGCAACTGGATGCGCGTGATAAACAACTTGCTGAATTGGAGCCTAAAGCCGCAGGGAATGAATCCTTGTTACAACAGATTCAAAAGCTACAGGATGACAACAAGACCGCTCAAACGGAATATGAACAAAAGCTTGCTGAAACACAACGTACATTTGCGTTAGATTCAGCGCTGAGTGGTGCTAAAGTTAAAAACCTTAAGGCAGTAAAAGCTTTGCTTGATGCCGAGAAGATTAAATTAGATGGCGATAAGCTATCTGGTTTAGAAGAGCAACTGGAAGCTTTGAAAACTTCGGATGCTTATCTATTTGAAACGGCAGAGGAAGGAAAGCCTACCTTTTCGACAAAACCAAAGCCGAAAGGTGAAGGAGTTACCAAAGAAAGCATCATGGCTATTAAGGATTCGTCAGCACGTATTCAAGCAATTCAAGACAATCCAACTTTATTTACTAAAAACTAGGAGGTCATTATAAAATGACGAAAAAACCAGAACTACTAAGATTAAATATTCAATACTTTGCAGCTGAACCGAATTTAACAACAGACTTAGGAAAAGCACTATCAATTGATTTTTCAGAGCGTTTCGGACAGCGTTTCAAGACATTAAATGAACTTTTAGGCATTCAACGTATTCTTCCAATGGCTAGTGGTACGGTATTAAAGACATATACTTCTTCCGTTACGCTTGATGGAACAGTTGTGGCACCAGGGGATATTATTCCATTATCGGAAGTTCGAATGGAAGATGGACCAACGCAAGAATTAGCATGGGATAAAAAACGTAAAGCGGTGACGATGGAAGATATTCAAAAGTTTGGCTTTGATAGAGCTATTACTATGACAGATTCTAAATTGATCAATGAAATCCAAAAAGGTGTGCGTTCTAAACTACTTGCTCAATTAGCAACAGGAACTGGCACAGCAACTGGTGAAGGATTACAAATGACGATGGCTCAGAACTGGGCGGCCGTATCTACTAAGTTTGCAGAAGATGATGTAGAAGTAATCTCATTCATCAACCCGTTTGATGCTGCTGATTACTTAGGAAGCGCGAATATTACTACTCAAACTGCTTTTGGTATGACGTATATTGAGAACTTTTTAAATAACAAAGTGGTATTCATGCATGGTGATATTCCACAAGGAACTGTTTATTCAACTGCAGCTGATAACTTAGTGACTGCTTATGCTGAAATGTCTGGCGGAGAAATCGGAAAAGCGTTTGACTTTACTACTGACGACACAGGTTTAATTGGTGTAACACATGATATTAACAAGCAACGTCTACAAGCGGAAACAATCACTGCATACGGGATTGTGTTATTTGCTGAACGTATTGACGGGGTTGTTAAAGGAACGATTACAGCGCCAGTTCCAGGGGCGTAATAAGGGGGGCTTTAAGTGAGTTATAAAGTAATTACTCAATTCAAAGACTTGCAAGACAAGAATAGAGTTTATAATGTTGGCGACAAATTCCCAGCTACTAAACGTAAGGTTTCAGAAGACCGATTGGATGAACTTTCAGGGGATTCCAACAAGTTGGGGAAACCAGTGATTGAAAAAGAAGGTGATTAAATGCCTTACATTGACTATCAATACTATACGGATGAGTATAAGGGTGTCTCTATTGACGAGAACACCTTTTCTTCGTTAGTTGTAAGAGCAAGTGATGCAATAGACAGTATCACTCGAAGTTTCTATCAGTTCAATAACTTGGAGGACGATGTGGCTTTTCGAAAGAACAAATTCAAAAAGGCAGTCGCTAGCCAAGTGGAATATTTTCATGAAGTTGGTTCCACTACAACTTATGGAATGAATGAGCCATCTTCTGTAACTATTGGTCGAACTTCTCAATCTGGAGGTTCGTCAAATACTCAAACAAATACTCTCCTGTCTCCAGATGTAATTAGGTATCTAAATGATACTGGATTACTTTACCGAGGGTTAGGGGTTTGCAGATGAGAGTTAAACCATTACCTAAATCATGGCTAATCCATACGATTGAATACAAGGCTTTTACTGGTCAGAAAGATGACTGGAATAAGCCTATTTATGTTGAGCCTGTAACGATTAACTTCGTTAGGGTAGATGAATCTACAGTATTTAGTAGAGACACCACACAGTCGAAAATAGTGGCAAATGCAGTCATCTTTGTGGATATGGTGAATAGTAATCCTGTTCCTATATTTAAAGAGGAATCTAAAATAACATTCAACGGTAAAGATTTAACACTGAAAAAGATTATTCCTTGTTATTATCCTCAACAAAATGAGGTTCGTCACTATGAATTGGAAGTGGTCTAATGGTTGTTCGAGTGAATGTAAGAGCTAATCTTGGTGGAGTAACTAAAAAGACCAAGCAGATGGTTAAGTTAGGTCAGTATGCCTTAGCTAATCAAGTTCATGCAGATAGTAACTTATATGCTCCTATGAAATCGACTGATTTAAGAAATCAATCAAATGTAAGTGCGGATAACAAAAACATTATTTGGAATACGCCATATGCGAGACGACTTTATTACAACCAATATGTAAATTACACTACACCAGGTACTGGGCCTAAATGGGATCAAAAAGCTAAATCCATTCATAAAAACGACTGGATAAGAATATTGGAAGAGGCGATGCGATAATGGATCTAGATTTTCTACCGAAACTTAATGACAAAATAAACAGTTTGGGTCTCTATGCTCGTTCTTCTATTGGTTTATTGGATGCGGACGAAAGCTTGTCAATCATGGCGATGCCTGGAGGCTCAGAAGTCGAGTATATGGACGGTACGAGGGATAAAGACTATCAAGTCCAAGTGAATGCGAAAAGCATAGATCAAATGAATTGTTATAACGCTTTAACAGCTATCTATCAAGCATTAGAAAACTTAGCCGAACTGCCAAGCAGTAACGGAAGTTATGAATTTAATAAGATATCTATAACATCCCTTCCTTCACTTGTTATGCAAGACGATCAGGGATTTTATATTTTTCAATTATCAATTAGTGCAAAAATAACTATTTATAGAGGAGTGTATTAACCAATGGCACGTAAAAAGAATGCATTAACAAGCTACTTTGTAGCGCCAGTACCTACAGAGCTTGGAACACCAGATTATTTAGAACTAGCGAAGTGGATTTCCGATGTCTCGGATGATTCTGATGAGTCAACTGAAGATACTGGATATTATGACGGAGATGGAACACCAACAACAGATGTTATATCCATTGCAGAGCGATATACATTCGAAGGTTTTTATGATTCAGAAGATCCTGCGATGAAATTAATTGCTAGTTTAAAACGTGAAACTGGTGAAGCTCGTAAAGTAATGTTCAAGAAAGTAGAAGCTGATGGAGAAGAAGCTGCAGGTGTTGCAACTGTAACTGACATCGTAGCATCTGGTGGTGCCGCAACTGATTATGCAACGTTTAGTTGTGCGATCACATGGGATAAGAAACCAACAGTAACACCGGCCACACCCTAATGAAGCCCTTGTAATGAGGGCTTACGAATACGAACCAATCATTATAGAAACTGAGTAGAGGACGGTTATACACCGTTCTCTTTTTTATATTAATTAATCGGAGGGATTTATTATGTCAATCATTAAAATTCAATTAGAAACCCCTGCTATACCTGTCGAAATCGGAAAATTAAAGTTCGAGTTTAATACTTCAGATGAATCAATTCAAGCTTTTCGTGATAATGCATATCTAATTAAAGATGAGATAGAGAAAGCTGGGACTACAGAGGGTGATGAATTCGAAGAAGCGAAAGACATTCTTCAAAAAGGATTTGACTTGATGTTAGGTGAGGGAGCATTCGAAAAAATCTATAAGCAAACACCATCTGTTATGTCCGTAACTAAATATTTTGTGCAACTGACACAGAGTATCACGCAAGAGTTAAACAAAATGGGATTATCCGAAACTCAACAACAAAAAGCACAGAAATACGTTAAAGCAAAACATAAGTAGGTGAGAGTAGATGTTTTCACTTGCTTATCCATTGGTGGATACTACTGAAATAGATGGTATCTCCTATTCGATAGATTTAAGTTTTGATAACGTTCTTAGACTTATAGATATGCTAGGCGACAAAGAGTTGTCCGACGTTCTACAGGTCGAGACAGGTATTGTCATGCTATTTGGTGGAACGTTAGATTGCGATATTGAGAAGAAAGCCAAGATTTTCTATTCCTTATATGAAAAAGTGATTATGGGTGATGCCAAGATTGAACAAGCGGTGGATATTAAAGGGAATCCAATGCCCTCTGAATCTAGTGAAGACGAGACTGTTTATTCGCTGATTGAAGATGCTGAATATATTTATGCTTCGTTTATGCAAGATTACGGAATGGATCTATTCGAGTATCAAGGGAAATTGCATTGGAACAAGTTCCAAGCGCTTCTTTCGGGACTTCGGGATGATACGAAATTTAAAAAAGTGATGGAGATACGTCAGATGGAAGTCCCTACAGGTAGAGGGTCTGAGAAACAAAGAAAGGCAGTCTTAGATGCCAAAAAAGTATATGCGCTTAAAGGACAATCAATTGATGAGGATGAGTCTTCATGAAAGAAATATTAGTAGTTGTAAGGTGTCAGGAATGTCATCGATTCTTAGGGAAGTTAAAAGGGACAGCAGAAATTAAATGTCCTAAATGTAAAAAGGTCAATCACTTCAAAGAGTGATTTGAGAGCCATCGAGCACCGACCACAAATTGTTTTGCGTGGGAGGGGTGTGTAAATGGCAGCAGATGGATCCGTCATAATTGATGTCTTACTGGATGACAATGAAGTTACCAGTGGCATGAATGGTATTAATAAATCGGTAGATAATTTAAAGGGAATCGCGAAAACAGTTGCTGCATCCTTGGCGGTAGTAGGTGCAGCAGCAGGGGCAGCGTTCATTGGTTTCTCTAAATCGGCAATTGTTGCGGCAGCAGAAACTCAGGCGTTAAAAGCTCAATTCAGTACAGTGTTTAAAGAACTAGAGAAAACAGCATCAGGTAGTCTTAATAAGATTGCTGATGAAACAGGAATCGTACCTAGTAGGTTAAAAGGTACCTTCACACAAATAGCAGCTTTTGCGAAAACCACCGGCATGGAAACCGCAGACGCTTTATCTTTAACAGAGAGAGCGACACTAGCGGCCGCAGATAGTGCCGCCTTTTATGATAAATCGATAGAATCTACTGCGGAATCATTGCAATCATTTTTAAAAGGAAACTATGAAAATGATGCTGCATTAGGTATATCAGCGACAGAAACCACAAGAAACGCTAAAGCGAATGAATTATTTGGGAAATCTTTCGCTAAATTATCAGAAACACAGAAACAGTTTGCTTTACTTTC